TGTGTGTAACCTTGTAGCCTGTACACTTGCAACAGAAGTAACGATAAAGTCTATAACCGCCATCTCTGCGGAGAGCTGAGAATGTAAGAGCGACTTCATTAGGTTCATCGAAGGAGCTTTCCTTGAGTTCTGTATCAAATTCAGCACCGATAAGCTGAGCAAGATTTGCGAGTTCAGCCTCAACAACGGTGATTACAAGGGTTGTATCTGTCCAGTCTGAACCACTGTCCCATATGCTGTCATCTGCCGGAATAGAAAAGTCTGTCTTATTGTCTGTTGGAGCACAAGAGCTTGCACCGGTAAGTAGAGTACGTTCAGGCTCGCAGGCATATGCTGCAGATGTATTTGTAGTGATTCCAAAGAATCCAAGATTTGCAAAACCTTTAAGATATTTCTTCATAATAAAAATCCTTTCTTAGTTATCGCCCCATAGAGCAATTTCGCAGTAATATGTTGTATAGCCTTCGCCACGCTCAAGTATAATAGCACCTCGGCGTGGACGAGCTACACAAAATTTTTCGTCTGTTAAATTTATAATATTTTCTTCTGTGCCGCTATCGAGTTTTTGGAACAGCTCTGAGCATACCCTGTATGCTTCCTGTGCAGTACTTCGCCTAACTTGTATCTGTATATACTGCACACCAGAACCATCATTGATAGAACCGACACTATGTCCCCACTTAGAGAGATTTATAACCTCAATCCCTTTAGAAACATCTGGCATAAAATCGCAGTAAACATTCGTGTAACCGTTATTTAAGAGATAATTTCTTAAAGCATAGTGCATTTAACCACCTTCCAATTTAGCAAGTCTGCCTTTAATAACTTCATAATATTCCTCATCCCACTCAAAGCCTGTATAGTTTCTTCCTGTATTTATACACGCAACAGCTGTTGTGCCACTGCCCATACAGTTATCAAGTACAAGTTCGCCAACATTAGTATATGTCTTTATCAAATATTCAAATAACCGAACTGGTTTTTGTGTTGGATGAAGCCCTCGTTCACAAGGAATATTAAGTATTTGACGAGGATAATTCGTTACATAAGTAACTGTATCTTTTTGAAGACTACCTGTACGATATACACACTCTTTATTGCCTTGTTTTCGTCCACGACTTGTAATTGGTTTATCGTGAACAATAATACCTTGAGGATTATAGGTGGGAGCGTGTTTATAGAATACACATATATCCTCAACACAGCGTAAGGGCTGAAATTTGCTGAACGCAAACCCCGTTACCATATTTTTAATCCAGTACCAGCAATATCTGAATAGCTTTGGTTGGCTTGATATTAACTTTGTTGTGAATGGCTGACAAGCAGTCAGCACTATCGCACCATTATCTTTGATAATGCGTTTATACTGTTTCCATAATAAATCAAAAGGGATAATGCTATCCCATCGGCAGTCGGTTACACCGTATGGCAGGTCGCAGAGTATCATATCTATACTTTTATCAGGATACATACTCATACCCGCAACACAGTCCATATTAAAAATTTTGTTTATAAAATCTGCGATAAATTCTCCTATCTATTTCATCATTTCATTTATAATCCCTTCGGCAATAAGCTTGAGTATCCTGTCCTTTTCTTCAACAAGTACAGATTCAAGATACTTAGCTTGACCGCCTTTCGGGTGGTCGTATTCTGTATGCTCGTGCTGATTTGCGGCATATTTGGTATTATATGAAACTTCTCCAATTACTGTTTCATTTTCATGATTATCAGGAATTGTGCCATTAACAGTAATTCCACCACCACTTTGTCCCTTTGCATAACTTTCGTTGTTAATTTTGACTTCAACACTGCCACGCAGATCGCCTGTATCAATAGGTGCTCTCTGTTGGCTTTCTGTTGCTATATAAAGCAGTGCATTTGCAAGACCAACAACCGAACCATGTTCTAAGTTGTCAACGGCTTCCTGAATATTTTCGACAGCCTCATTAAGTCCTTTGAGATATTCACTTTCTGGTATATTTCGCCGTTTTGCCATGCAATCACCTCACAGCATAATCTCATAATGGTCGATACCGCCCATCAGATTCGCAATAGAGGAACAGGATTTAACTGTGTGCCTCGTGCCGTTAGCGGTTACTATGCTTAATGGTGGTATCTCTTCATCGGTATACACGGTTGCCGTGCTTATGACCTTATTTCCTTTTGAATCAAGCGTTTCCTGCGTTTTATACTCTACTCGGCAAAGTATATCTTTAGTAAAATCATATTGACTATCTCCAAAATCATTGACACCAATATAATTCTGTACAGAAATGCTATCCTTAAAGTATGGAGTAAACAAGCTCATAGCATCACCGCCGAACCAAGCATATACGGTCGCATAAGCGACATTGCGACCTTACTTTTAAGTTCATTATTTTGCTTAGAAGATGAATTTGAATCATCTGAATAGCTTTCACTTGTATTGCCAAGCTTAATTGAAGTTACACCTTGTTCACGCAAAGAAATTCTTTGCATTGCTTGTGTATCAGATAATGTAAGTGCTTCGAGAGCTTGTGCCATAAGTACTGCTCTTGGTACTTCCGAACTTTTTCCTCTTGGAAATTGTAACTGCTGTTCGGCTTTATGTTTTCGAGATGTAAGCATAAGGCTGTCAATATGTATTGTTGCAAGTACGAGATATTGCTTTCGCTCACCGTCTGTAAGCTCACGCCATTTTCCTGTTGTATCAACACCGTCAATAAGCTCATTTGCTTCATCAAGATTTAAATAGCTGTTAATGCCTTTTTTAAACATAATCAACCACCTGAATGTTCAGTACCAGCAGGTACAAGAGCTGCAAACGGATAGCGTGTATCAGTACTATTGAGTTGTGTAACTGGGTTAGGCAGCTGCCAGCCAAGACGCATTACACATCTAAGAGCAACCATATCTTGTTGTGCAAGGTTATATATAATTTTACCGCTTGCGTCACTGATGACAGCCTGGTCAAGCACTTTATATGTCATATCCTGACGCATTGCATAAACTGCCTGTGACCAGTCACCAGCAATAAGCTTAACCTTGCTGCTATCCCAAGAACCATTTTTTACATAGTTGATTGCCTGACCGTATAGAGTTGATGGTGTATCCGCCTGCAAGCTTGGAGCAAAGATAAGACCGCCGTTCTTGTCACGCAAACCTCTGAAAGATGATTTCAGAGCAATTTCTGCCGCAAAGCCTGTAACATCAAAACCGTCAGCCTCGACAAGTCCCATAAGCTCGGAAATATCCTCGGCTGTGTCAATGCCTGTTCCGTATGTAACCGTCTTATTTTTTGTGATAGCTGTTGTTACAATGCCCTCAGGCCAGCTTGTTGGCTTTTCAGTCGAGAATAATACAGCACCATCAATAACCTTTCCAAATGCTGAAATAATCGAAGGTTTAAGCTCTGCCCAAATGTCATATTCAGCATCATCAAGTACTGCTTCAGGAATAGGAATAATTACAGCGATTTCCTCTGCGGTAATGAACTTATTTTCCCATGATGCACTGGACACAGGCTTTAGACCATTATCGCCATTAACAAATCCAGCGACAGGAAGTGCTGACATAATCGGCATTTTAGTCTGCTTTGAACTCATATTAGGCAGCTTTTTCATAAGCTGTAGAACTGCACTTTCGTGCTGTACTGCCTGAATAATTTCTTTGCTTGATTCAACCGGAATAAGAGCTTCTGCGTCTGTTCTTGTAATAATGTTTGCCATAATAAAAATCTCCTTTTTTATCTGTGACTTCTGATGAGGTCATTCATTGTTTGTGATGTTGATGTTTGCTGTGCCGGATTAATCGGCACAAAAGGTTTCTTTGCAGATTCTTTTTTAACAATTACGGCAGGAAATTCGTCTGAAACAGCTTTTACTGCTTCTTCAAGTCCTGTGATATTGCCGTTATCATCAACAGTAATCTTGCTTTTGTCTATAAGCCTTGCGAGTAGTTTTGTGTTGTAGCCATCAAGAGCATTAAGACTTGCTGTAATAAGCTTATCCTTTGTTGCTGAAATAAGTTTTTCGTGTTCCGCTTCAAGCTCTGTCAGCTTGCCGTCAATGTCACCAAGCTCCTCACCGTCAGCAAGTTTAAAAATTTTTCTCAGTGCTGTTTCATAGGTGCTGAGCTTTTCTGCATTTTGGTCAGCTTGGGTCTGTTTTTGCGGTTCTGCTGTCTGTGGTTCTGCTTTTGCTTCGGTTTCTGTTGAAGCATTTGTGTTTGTTTCACTCATAGTAAAAATTCCTTTCATTAAAAAATTTGCA